GTAATATTGCTATTGGTTATGCTTCTATGAATAATACTAGTTTAACATCAGCAGCAAATAATGTTTGCGTTGGTGTTAATTCTTGTCAAGCTTTTACAGCCGCAGTTAATAATACGTTTATTGGATTGAATACAGGACAGGCTGATATAACAGGTAGTAATAATGTTGGTGTGGGAACTATTGCGCTTCAAAAGGTAAATACTGGTGGTGCTAATACTGCTGTTGGAGAAGGGGCATTGAATGGCGTTACTGGAAGCAATTTTAATACTGGATTTGGGTTTAATGCTGGACTTTTGATAACAGGTGCAAATAATCTTATTTTAGGTTCATTAGTTGCTAGCACAACATTAACAACTGGTTCTAGAGATATATTAATAGGAACAAGTAGTAATTGTGATACACCATTATCAAATACAAATGATTATTTTGCTATTTGTGCTTCTAGTGGATTAACACATTTATTAACTGGTAATTTAGCTAGTGGTTCATTAGCTTTAACAATAAATGGTACAATAACTGCACCTACTTTAACTACATCTTTGACAGGATTAGCTGGCTCATTATGTGCTACTGTTGGAGGTTTAATTATTTATAAATCTGGTGCAAATTGTTTTTAATTATTTGTAATTATTATTATGTTACAGATTGAATATCCTGAAGAATTGTTATTTTTAATTAATGAACCTGCACGCTATAAAGTTCTTTATGGTGGACGCGGGGCGATGAAGTGTCTTGCTTTAGGCACACGCATTATAATGTTTGATGGTTCAATTAAAAATGTGGAAGATATTAAATCTGGCGATTTATTAATGGGGCCAGATAGTAAACCACGTTTAGTATCAAATACTGTTCGTGGTCTGGATGAAATGTTTAAAATTAAACAAACTTCAGGTATAGATTATATTTGTAATAGCAATCACATTCTTTCATTGAAAAAATCAATTTCAGCTATTAAGGATAATAGATATAAAGAATATAATAATATTTTAAATATAAATTTAACAAAAGTTAATAAACAAACTAAACGATGGAAAGAACATTTTAGAGGTTATAAAGCAGGATTAATAAATTTTGAAGAAAAAGAAGTTTACATTGATCCTTGGTTTTTAGGAGTATGGTTAGGTGATGGTAAATCTAACGATACTATTATATATAGTGCAGATAATGAAATATTAGAAGCTTGTAAAGAGTATGCACAATCTTTAGCTTTAGAAATTTCAATTTATATACAACCTAATAATAAATCAGTAGGGATTAATTTAAGAAAAACTAATGACGGTTATAGAACTAATATATTAAATCAGTGTTTTAAATTTTACAATTTGTTTGATAATAAACATATTCCATTACAGTATATTACAAATTCGGAAAATGTAAGATTAAAAATATTAGCTGGTTTGATTGATAGTGATGGAACAATTTCTAATAACGGATATGATATTTATCAAGTAAATGAAATATTAGCTAGAGATATTAAATATTTAGCTGATACTTTAGGATTTAGAACAAATATAAGCTGTAATAAAACTAAATGTCAAAATAATATTATAGGTAAAGCTTGGAGAGTTTCTATAAATGGAGATACTTGGCGAATACCTTGTAAAATAATTCGAAAACAAATTAAAAAAGAAAATGTAAATAAAAATAAAGATTTTTTATTATCTCAAATTAAAATTGAAGCTATTGGTTATGGTGAATATGCTGGTTTTTCTTTAGATAAAGATGGTTTATTTTTATTAGAAGATGGAACTGTAACTCATAATACTGAGACTATAGCTACAGCATTAATTATTTTATCTCAACAATCTAGATTGCGTATAGCTTGTTTTCGTGAAATTCAAAATTCGATTAATGAAAGTGTTTATCAAACTATTGTTAATCGTATTAATGATATGGGTTTGAATGAAGAATTTGTAGTACAAGCTAAAAGTATTGTATCTAAACGTACTGGTGCTGAATTTATATTTTTTGGATTACGTTATAATATTAATTCGATTAAATCTATTGCTCGGATTGATATTGCTTGGATTGAAGAAGCAGTTAATGTTAGTAAAACATCTTGGGATAAATTAACTCCTACTATTCGTGGTCGTGGTAAAAATATTGTATTGGAAAATATTGATCAATCGATTGGTGGACCTTTTGGTAAGGGTACGGAAATTTGGATTAGTTTTAATCCTGAATTAGATACTGATGAAACTTATAAAAGATTTATTGTTAAACGTGAACAATATGCACCTGATTTTATTGTAAATGATAATGGTGAAAAGGTTCGCTATGCATTTGTAAAAATGCTTAGTTATAAAGATAACCCTTGGTTGCCAGAAGATTTAAAAATTGAATGTGAGGTAACGCGATTAGCTGATGAAGATGAATGGTTGCATGTATGGGGCGGACATACACGTCAAACCCTGTCAGGAGCTATTTATTCAAAAGAAATAAAAAAGACCCTTACAGATGGACGGCGCGGCAAAATTCCTTATGATGATAGTCGCCCGGTGCATACGTTTTGGGATTTGGGGCATGATGATTACACTTCGATTTGGTTTGTGCAACAAGTTGGAATGGAATATAATTTAATAAATTTCTTTCAAGATCGATTACAGAAAATAGCTTATTACTTGAAAATATTGCAAGATTATGGTTATAACTATGGTACACATTATTTACCTCATGATGCTGATAATGAAACATTAGCATCAAGAAGTGTCTATAAGCAAGTTAAAGATGTTTATCCAGGTAAAGTTAAAGTTGTTGATAGAGTACCAAAAAAGATTTTAGGTATTCGTGCTGGCCGAATGGTATTTGATTTATGTAATTTTGATGAAGAAAATACTTCTGAAGGTTGGCAATGTTTATGCCGATATACTTATAAAGTAGATGAAAATGGCAAGTTTAGTAATGATCCTGATCATAATGAATGGTCGCATGGAGCCGATGCATTCCAAACATTTGCATTACATTTAAAGCCTGAAGTATTAGCTAAGCCTAAAGTCAAGACTGTGGGTAGCGGAAAAGTATTTTCAATACGTGGTACTAATGGTTGGATGGCATAATTAATTAGGTTGATAAAAGGTGGTTTAAATTGAACTGGTCAAACACTTGGAACGATAATGTAGAAACTAAACCAGCACCACCAACAACTGCTGATGAACAAGACGTTGTTAAAGAGTGTCAAGATAGATATGGTTTAGGTGAAGATTGGGAAGCAGAAGCTAGAGTTAGATTTGATTTTGACTATAAATTTGCTAATGGGGATACCCACAATAAGTATCAATGGGATAGTGATTTAGTACAAAATCGTGAATTAGAAGATAGACCTGTATTAACAATTAATAAAACTAATCAACATAATCTTCTAGTTATTAATGATGCAAAACAGAATAAACCTGGAGTTAGAATTAGACCTGTTAGTGATGAAGCTACATTTGAAGCTGCTCAACTTTATCAGGAATTAATTTATCATACTGAATATATTTCTAGTGCAGAAAATGTATATGATAATGCATTAGTATTTCAAGTTGAAGCTGGTATTGGTTATTGGCGAATTAAAACAGAATTTTTACCAAAATCATTCGATCAAGAAATTTATATTAGGCGTATTAAAGACCCTAGATCAGTTTATCTTGATCCTGATATTAATGAAGTAGATGGTTCAGATGCGCGTTGGGGCATTATCTTTGAAGATATGCCTAAAGATTTATTTCAATCTAAATATCCTCAATATGCTGGTGTCGCTTCACAAAATGTAATTGGAAATGGAAGTGTAGGAGCTAATTGGGTTACTCGTAACACAATTAGAGTAGCTGAATATTATCGTAAAAATCAAATTGAAAAAACATTAGTTACATTTGTTATTCCTGATACACAAGAACAAATTTTAGATTATGTTGAAGATTTAGATGCTACTAAAAAGATTATTTATCGAGAAATTAAGAAATTAAATGAAGCTGATCAAGCTTATTATAAGTTTCGCGAGCGTAAAGAATTATCTGATGAAATAGAATGGTTTTTAATTGCTGGTGATCGAATTGTAGATAAGAAGCCATGGGTTGGAAAGTATATTCCAATTGTTAGGCTTGTTGGTGTTGAAACTGTTATTGATGGCATATTAGATCGTAAAGGACATACTAGAGCATTAATTAATGCACAACAAATATATAATTATAATACATCAGCAAATGTTGAATATGGAGCATTGCAAACTAAAGCACCTTGGTTAGCACCTGCAAAAGCTATTGAAGGTTACGAGGAATATTATAAGACAGCAAATAGAACTAATCATAGCTATTTGCCTTACCAGCATATGGATGAAGATGGAAACCCAATTCCACCACCATCTAGACCTGCTGCCCCTCAATCTTCCCCTGCTTATGTAGAGCAAATGCAAATTGCCCAAAATGAAATGATGATGGCTAGCGGCCAATATCAAAGTCAATTTGGGGAAAATGAGAATGCTAAATCAGGTGTTGCGATTAATGCGCGGCAAAGGCAAGGTGATCGCTCTACATATCATTTCCTGGATAATCAGGCTATTGCAATCCGTTATACTGGTCGCATTTTGCTTGATCTTTATCCTAAAATTTATGACACAAAACGAATTAAACAAATTACCGCTAGAGACGGAACTAAAAAAAATATTATAATTGATCCTAATGCACAAGATCAAAGCGGTAATCCTGTTTCCAGTCAAAAATTAGATACTTTAAATCAAGATAAAGATCGAAGCGAACAAATAGAACAAATTTTATTTAATCCTTTAGTTGGTATGTATGATGTACAGTCTGATACAGGACCATCATATGCGACTAAGCGAATGGAAGCCTTTAACGCATTAACGCAAATTGCTGCACAAAATCCGAAATTTATGGATGTTGGTGGTGATCTTTACTTTAAAGTTGCAGACTTCCCTGAAGCTGATATTTTAGCCGAACGTTGGCGGCGGATGATACCCCCAAATATTACAGGGGATACACCTGATCCACAAACTGAACAAATAATGCATCAAGCTAGTGATAAGATTGAACAACTTACAGGATTGCTTGCTGAAGCTACTAAGAAGCTTGCAGATAAGGATAAAGAGTTAACTATCAAAGCACAAGATTTAGATTTAAGATTTAAGACTGCTACAGCAGAGCAAGCACGATTAGATTATGATGCTGAAACAAAACGATTAGTTGGATTAGGTAATTCAGGACCAGCAATCACACCAGAGCAAATTCAGCCGATTGTTAAGCAGCTTATTGTGGGCATGTTAAATGCTGGTGAACCTGGAAAGGGCGATGAATTTGCAGCGCAATTAGATAATATGCCTGCACCTGTTGTTGAGCCACCAATTGAAGGTGCTAAGCAAGCACCTGACGGTAAATGGTATGTACCTGATCCTAATCGACAAGGAAAATATTTAAGGGTTGAAGGTAATCCTAATCAGCAGACTGCGCAAGCTGGTGCTTAATGCCTGATCTTGTACCAGTAGAGCATGATCCATTTAATTTTACGAATGTAGATCATGATCCATTTCAACAACCAAATATAAATAATCAACCAATAAAACCTGTTATAGTTCCTGATACAACATTAGGTCAGCGTCCTACGCAACAATTTGTGACTGATGTTGCTAAGGGAATGGTTGAACCTATTACTAACGCTGGCTATTATGTCGGTGGTTTGATGCAAGGTACAGAGCAATTGCATCCCATTGATGTAATGAAACATGCTGGCGAAATAGCAGCAATGGCTGTAGGACCGAAGATAGATAGAGTTGGGATAGCTGCTGAAAAGGCTTTAGCTAAAGGTGCTGCTGAAGCTACTGAAACAGGTATTAAAGCTTATCATGGTTCCCCACATGATTTTGATCAATTTGATTTATCTAAAATAGGTACAGGTGAAGGTGCACAAGCCTATGGGCATGGAATGTATTTTGCTGAAAATGAAGGGGTAGCAAAAGCTTATAGAAATAATTTATCTGCTGGAATGTTACAAACTAAAGATGGTTTAATTCATCATGGTGAAGCATGGATGCAAATGAGGGATGTTGCAAATGCTGCTGGTTTGCATCCTGATCAATCTGGAGCTATTGCAGAAAATATTAAAAGTGAAATAGAAAAATATGGAATTAAAAGAACATTACAACGTTATGATAATAATATTGAACAAGCCGCATTAGATTTTGCTGGAGGAAATGTAAAATTTGCAAAAGGATATGAATTAGCATTTAAAAAAGCACAAGAATTAGGAATTGAAAAACAGCATAAAGGTAAAATGTATGAAGTAAATATTAAAGCACATCCTGATGAATTTTTAGATTGGGATAAACCTTTAAGTGAACAAAGTAAGCATGTACAA